CGTTAGCTATAGAAATGTAATCACCAGCTTTTAAAACAACACCACTACCCTCATTGTAGCCAGTTGTAGATAATCTTGTATCGCCAACAGCAGTTGCTGAAGCCAACGTAATACTTCCAGTACCACTCCCTTGTTTGCTACCATCTGGGTCTCCAAGTAAAAATGTTCCAGAGCGACCTCTTAACTTTGCAAAAAAAGCTGTCCAATTACCAGCATCTGCTCTTTTTACAGGAGGTAATGTCAATGTTGCTCTCCAAAAACTGTAACCAGCAAATAATTGTACTTGCTGTTTGCCAGTAAATGGACTTTCAGTAATAGCACTTCTTCTTTCTAATTCAAAACGACTTGTTTGAAAATTAGATGGTGATGTAGGTAAAGATAATGGATATGAAACAGTATAATTTAATGCCATTATGCCAATGCAGTAGCAAAGCTACCACCCCTTCTTTTTGCTTCTAATAATGATGAAATCGTGTCTTGTTTAATTACTGGTAAAAGATTTATTATTTCTGCTCTTACTGTTTGAGAAACTCCAGCATCAACATTGATTGTTTGATTTACAACAGTAGAACCACCACTTAAACCACGAGTATTCATATTATTCATTATTGTACCACCAGTACTAGGAACAAACAACTCTGCACCTCTTTCTCCAACTATTGTTGGTCTACCTTTTTGAACACGACCACCACCAGCAAAAGCATCTATTTGTGGTGTACCACCACCACCAGTAAATAATCCAATTATATTATCAAATATATCAGCACCAGAAGCAGTTGGTGCAGAAGTACCAAATATTTGATTTTTAATCTTATTAAATACTGTTAATTGTAAAATAGTTCTCTGTAAATCTTTAAGGAACATTGACATTGCTGACCTAATACCATCAAAGTTTTTAGTTGTGCCATCCAATAAATCAGCAGTAGCATCAGTAATTCTATCAAATGCTTGTATAGAAGTATCTCTTAATTCATTTTCTATTGCCTTTAATCTTTTTGCTTCCTCTTCTCTTACTCTTCTACCTTCTTTTATTCTTTCTAATTTACTAACTTGTATTCCTTTTTCAAATTCATCAGCTAAAAGTTGTTTTTGTTTTAATTCAGCAATCTGTGATAATTGCCTACCATGCAAAAATGTTCTAGTTTTTGCTTCTCCTTGTATTAATTTTATTTGAAATGGTAAAAGTTTTTTTGAAAAATGCTCTACTGCAATTGCATCTTCTTTTCTTGTAATAGTTAATTGTTTTGTGTTTGCAATTAATTTATTGTTTGCATCAATAATTGCTTCTGTTTGTGCAATTTGCTCTTCTATTGCTTTTAAAGAATTTTCTAAAGAGGTAGCATTACCTCTAAACAAATCTAATATACTTAAACTTGACTCTTTATCAAAGGCATCTCCTTTTAGAGCATCACCTAATTTTTTAAAAAAACTTAATGACTGGTCTTGTATTTTTTTATTTAATAATAATTGTTTTGTTCTTAATTTAGTTAATTCAATATTTAACTTTATGTTTTGTTCTAGTAAAAAATTACTGTCTTTTAAATCTTTATCAGAACTTCTGAATGTTTTAAATATAGATAAAAATTCTTTAATGCTTTCAACAGCATTAACAAATCCTCTAACTATTTTTGCTAATATTGGTATTAATGGTTCCATTACTAATACACCAAGCTCTTGAAGTGCTGACGATAATGCTTTTG